AAGGGACAAAATAAGGAACTTTCGCAAGTGCGGACTGGAAACGGGAGGTGAATTTTCTCCAGAAAACCTTGCATTCAAAGTCTTGAGAAGAAATGGCTATCTGGGTAAGCTCACACAAATAAGACATGATGCTTATGATCATATGATGTCGTTGAGTGGTGGTTGTGGACCAGCAGCAGGCATTAAGGTGAAGATTGGATGAAACTATTATTTGAAAACTGGAAAAATTATATAACCGAAGTCGACCAAACACAGACAGATACAGAAAAAGTGTCCATTGTTCTGCCTAAATTTAGAATTTCCGAGCGGTGGGGAGAACCAGGAACAGATGATAGGCAGTTAATTGAATTGTTTACCAGCAAAATTCAAGGAGGCAGCTTCGAACAGAAGATTGATTCCTTGCAGGAGTTTGTGGCTGAGTGTGACGAAAGGTGTGCGAGCCAAAAGGATGTAGCAGAGATTCTTGGAAGTTTGGTTTTTTTGGATTCTTTGGCTTCCGTTGTATATGACTTCAATGATAAAACTGGTGGTTTTCTCTTTGAATCAATCGTCGCGGCTTTGTTGGGTGGCAGCGCTAGGCAGATACCCACTCCGGGAGGGCCCAACCAACCATTGGAAGATTTACTCGATGCAGAAGATAAGCCAGTAAGTTTAAAGTTTTTATTCGCTGGCCCAAAATATATAAAAGGTTCCACTAGAAATGCAAACAGGGCTATAGAAAAGTATAAGCAACCTATTAAATACATTGTTGCTACGAAAAACAGAACACATAAGACTGGCGAAGTTTTGAGTATCGATTTTTATTCTTTTACCGTGGGGAATAAAAATTATCCTGGGGATATGAGTTATGACCGATTGGGCAGTACTTGGAATGGGATTTACTTACCCCATCTCAGTTCTTATCATATTGGTACTTTAAATCTGGGTTCCCGTGCGAAGATTGCAGAAATAGCACAACGATATGCAGATCGTTTAGGTGATGTGATGTTGGATATATACAGGCAGATTGAGCAATTATCTCTTAACGTGAATACATATTTTGCTAGTAGTCCGGAAGAAAAGTCGGCCGCACTGAAGGCTCGTGAAAATGCCTCCATTCTCAAAACAAAAACTGAAGAGCTATGATCAAGCAGCACAAAGACCCACACTATATCGTCAAGCTTGAAAAAGCCATCGCTGAGAAATACGGCAAAGAAGCGATTCAAAATCCAAAGAAACATTGGAACGAGGAAAAAGAGAAAGAATATATAGAACAGTCAAAGGAGTTCTATAAAAAGATCCAATCACTAGAGGAGAAATCTGAGAAAGTAGAAGTAGATGGAATTTTCATTCCGAAGAAACTACTTAGTAAGAAGAACAATAGAACGTGTCCGATTTGCAAAGCATATTCGTTTAAATCACAAGATGACGTCTATATGAGCAAGTACGAGTGTTGCTTCGATTGTTATATACAATATGTAGAGCACAATCCGGAACGTTGGCAATCTGGCTGGAGACCACAAGGAGAATAAAATGGCTACAACGTTAGAGATTATTAGAGGGATATCACAAGCTTTGGCTTATTCGTATGATGGCGGTCATGACGCTCGTTATACTGATGATGGAGAGGCACACAGCTTTGGGTTAAAGCGCGAGGAGGGGGATCCAATTCTCGACACTCGCGTGATGGACGGATTTAAAGTTAAGTTTGCCGGCAATAAGTTGTGCATTCACTATCATTCCGAAGTCCAACTCAAGGAAGTCCATGATAGCAACTTTGAATCAAATACGGAAAGCATGATTAATGATATCGCCAAGTTTCTCAAAAAAGAATATAAGAAGGTTACAGGTGATACTTTGACTTTGACTGGCGACGGCGAGATGGAAGCGATTGTCCAGAATACTTCCAGGGTTCGCTCCTGGGTTCAGGCCTATAAATGGTACAAGATTGGAGGCATTGGTGATGTCGAGCCAGTTGCAGAAGCATCGGAGGAACGCCTGGATGCCTCCTTTAAGAAGTGGCTGGAACTTGGAAAGAACTCACCCAAGCCTAAAAACGTTACAAGAAAGAAAGATTGATGAATGGGTTATCAATTATCCAAAAAAGAACTGGTTCAGGAGATTGTGAGATCAGGTAAGGACCCGAACTATTTCATTCACAATTATGCGAAGATCTCTCATCCCGTTCAGGGACTGATTCCATTTAAAACTTACGATTTTCAAAAAGATCTTTTAGAAGACTTTAATAATCATCGTTTTAATGTTATACTCAAGGCTCGCCAGATGGGTGTCACAACGATTATGGCGGCCTATATCTCATGGTTGATGATATTCCACCGCGACAAGAACATACTTATTATGGCGACAAAGTTTCAGACGGCGTCGACCTTGGTAAAGAAAGTAAAAGCTATCATTAAAACCCTTCCAGAGTGGATACGATTGGCAGAAATATCAGTGGATAATAGAACTTCTTTTGAACTATCAAATGGTTCCCAAATTAAGGCAGCCTCGACCGCATTCGATGCTGGTCGCTCAGAGGCCTTGTCCCTTCTTGTCATCGATGAGGCCGCTCATGTCGACGGTTTAGACGAACTCTGGACAGGCTTGTCACCAACGATTTCAACTGGTGGTCGCTGCATTGTCGCGTCAACTCCAAACGGTGTTGGTAACTGGTTTCATCAAACATATACTGAGTCAGAACAGGAGATAAATGCTTTTCATTCTACTAAGATAATGTGGGATGAACACCCCGATCGAGATCAGGAATGGTTTGATGAAGAGACAAAAAACATGTCGAAGCGCCAGATTGCACAGGAGTATGAATGCAACTTCAATGCTTCTGGTGAAACGGTTGTACATCCTGATGATATAAAGAGAATAAGTGAAGAAGTTTGTGAGCCCAAATATAAGACAGGTTTTGATAGAAACTTTTGGATTTGGAAAGAACACGATCCCTCTTGCTCATACCTTTTGTCCGCAGACGTCGCACGGGGAGACGGAAAAGACTATTCCGTCTTTCACATTATAAATCTTAATACGATGGAGATCGTTGCCGAATACCAGGGTAAGCCAACGCCAGATATCTATGCTGAATACCTTTGTAGTGTTGGCAGAGATTATGGTAACTGCATGATTGTTGTCGAGAACAATAACATTGGTTACACTGTCGTAGAAAAATTAAAAGATTTAGAATATCCAAACGTTTATCATTCGATCAAGTCTTCACATGAATACATTGAGCAATATGCCGCAGAAGGCAGAAATGACTGTGTTCCAGGCTTTACAACATCTGGGAAGACTCGCCCAATGATTATTGCCAAATTAGAAGAATTTATCAGAAACAAGATAATTAAGATATATTCCCCTCGACTTCTCAACGAAATAAAGACATTCGTTTGGACGGGCAACAAGCCAGAGGCAATGAGAGGATACAATGATGATCTTACCATGGCCTTGGCAATTGCTTGTTGGGTCAGAGATACGGCAATGGTTGCCAATAAAAAAGGAATAGAATATTCTAAGGTATTTATGAATTCAATGAAAAAGATCGACTCTGTTATGAACACTGCAATTCCCGGCATGAAAGGGTATGTGCCATATAACAACAGAGAAGATAAAAAAGAATTGCAACAATACGCATGGATATATAAAGGTTAAAAATGGCTATTACAAACAATCCAAAAAATCCAGATTCAAGGTTATTTAAAAAACTAACCAGGATATTTTCTGGCCCTATCGTTGATTATCGGGCCCAGACGATACGAAAATATCGAAGACACCAATTAGACAAATTCGCAGACACATTCAAATCACTGAGTGGTCAGCCGTTTAAGAGAACCGCTCATAACCCGTTTGAGAATCTCCAGACAAACATGATTGCAAATCAAAACCGTGTTGAGAGATACGCTGATTTTGATCAAATGGAGTATGAACCAATCATTGCATCTGCTATGGATATCTATGCTGACGAGATGACGACCTCTTCTGATCTTCAACCTCTGTTAAAGATTGATTGCCCGAATGAAGAAATTAAGGCTGTATTGAAGACGCTGTATCATAATGTGATGAATGTCGATTTCAATCTTTTTGGTTGGTGCCGCACAATGTGCAAATATGGCGACATGTTTCTTTATATCGACATACAAGAAGAGTTCGGTGTTAAGAACGTCATTGCCCTACCTTACGATCAGATAGAAAGAATCGAGGGTGAAGATAAAACGAATCCCAACTATGTCCAG